TTACGAACCATCCGAAGCCAATTTGGCTCGTATCGAGTGATTGTAATAACTTCGATAACTCCTCTTTCTGTAAGAATTTCCGCTTTTCGCTCTTGTCGGTTCTGCTCCTTTTATAACAACTCTATAAGTCGGGTCTTTATCTATTAATCCATCGTGAAACAAATCTTTAATGCACGCTTTTACATGATGATGAAAGTCTTTTACGGTCTGTTTCTCATGTGTTTCAGCATAAACATTAATAATTCGTTGATATTCTCGTCTGTCAAAATCTGAGATAAAAAGTTTTGGGCATAAATCTCGAAGTTGTTTTGCTGCATTATAGTATTTAGCTAGTGTTATTTTTGCAATTGCTCCAACTTTATACACTTCGACCCACTCTTCAAAGTAGTCACAAAATAGTATTTCTTTTTGCTTCTTAGTCATGTTCTCCCTCCTAAAAAGTTTCAATTGTGATGCTTCTTCGTCCTCTATTTCTAACTCATTTAAATATCTATCAGCTACTGAAAGAGGGCTTTCTATATGTTCGATAACTGGTTCTAGCCATTTATGAATATTAAATTCCTTCTCTACGGTTTCACTGTGGGGCATGATGTTGAAAGAACTAAAATTTAATAAATCGTCTTTATCGTTTTGAATGAAATACACTTGTTTCGCTTCTCTTGTTAGCGCATCACCGTGAATAACTGTTGCGTTCATTCCTCTAATTAATAAATTGAAAAGAAGGAAAGGTAACGCACGATCTGATAATTCTTCACATTGATACAAATACATAGATGGTAGATAATCAAACGGCGAATATTTTAGGCAATCTTCATACCATTTGCAAATTGTTAAACTACCTGTTCCGGCAGCAACATCTAATCTTGTTCCGCCCTGACTGTCTGTTAATCCTCGTACCAGTTGTGAGGCAACATTACTTATTGCCGTTGGTGTAAAATCTTGTGCATATTTCTTTTTATTCGCATGCTCTTCTTCAAAATAAACATGAAACCAGTCTTTTTCTAAATGCGTATCATGTTGTAAAAACTGCTTAAATATCTCTTCTCGTTTTTCTCTATCAAACAAAATTTTCATTAGCGCATCTGACGCTTGATATGATTCTTTTATTCCGATTAAATTATTAATTGTTTCTGTTGTTAGTGTCATGCCTTCGCCTCATTCCTCAGTGTCGAAATCCATCATCCCAGTAATCATCAACTATCAGCGGATTTTCTACATTCATTCTCTATCATTCCTTGCAAGCAGCATTAATAGAAGTATCAAAGCAACAATCATTATTAATTCAGCCATTTAATATCAATCCACCGATTCCTACAACAAGTGCGATCAACACAGTCAAAGCTAAACAAACCAATGTGTATCTATCTGATTTTTCAATATATTCATTTCCGTTTTCATCAATACTTATTAGCCCAAAAAATCGTAATAACTTCATTTAAAAACCTCATTTCAAGAATATTTTAATCCACTCTGCTACAATATATGTGACTGATAATAATGCTCCGACTTGGAAACAAAACAGAAATATTAGTAGCTTACTTTCATGTTCATTTAAAAATTTTTTCATTCTCTTATCTCCACATCTGTGCTATAATTAATACAAATATTATTTCGTAACTCACAGTTTTAGTAAGCTCTAACTTACTATTTATAGCTGTGGGTTTTTCTTTTACCAATGTCGCTCAATCGAATTCGCAAATCTATGCTTGTACTTTGGTCTCTTCTTGTGTTTTATTTCGTAGTCTAAATGCCGAGATTGAAGCTCTGTGAGTAAATATTTACCCGTTGATTTAGGACAAAAATTTGGGTCATATTTTCGTATTTTGGCAAGTAATAGTTCGACTTCATCAATCATTTTCAGACCTCCTTATATACAAATTTTTTAATCAGCCAATCATTCGCTTTTACTGCATCAAATGCCCACGCTTCACGTTGATTTTTTGTAGCCCAATTGCTAAATTCTGCAAGCTCTGGAAAGTCTTTTATGTTATCTAACCACCAACCGTAAGTTCTTGGACTAGCTTGTGCGAATTCTTCTAATGTCCAAACACCATACAAGAAATTTATAGCTCTATGTTTGTTCTTTACAGGACGTGCCATTTCATTCGCTCCTTTCGTGAATTTCCAATTCTAAAATTTCAATGATGTTTTTTCTAACTTTCGACGCTTCGCGCTTGCCGTTTATAATATCTGACAAATACGGATTGCTAATATTCAATGTCTTCGCTAAATCAGATTGTTTCATATTAATTGCTTTTAATTTTGCGTAAACCGCAACCGCAAAACGCTGATGTTCTACTGACATGTTGTAGCTCCTTTCTATAATTTGTTTAATAATCTTATGTGCTGTGCCGAGGCTTCTAGTCTATATTTTGGGTCAACATCTGAGAACATAATCTCCTCTAAAAATACTAGTTGTCGATTGTATCGTTCTTTCTTGTCCAATTTGACAGTAGGTTCTTTTAGTACGGTGATAATACGTGAGGCACCTTGTCCTGAAATTTCAATATGTCCTCGGGATTTGAGTTTTGAAATGGTTACTTTTGCATGATTCTCTTGTATTTCACAGAAATTAGCGATATCTGAATTGGTTGCTTTAGGGTTTTCCATTAAGTAAAATATGATTTTATCGTTTAAAGTCATTATTGTTATCCTTTCTTGTTTAGTTTTTCACATGTTATAATTTATCGTGAAAGCGAGGTGATATTTGAAGTGAACTTTTTCATATACAAACGTCTTTTAACCGCAATGGTTTTTAAAAAGGTAAGAATAAAAGACACATATAAACATCTCGATATTATTATCGAAAATGAGTGGCTAAGTAGAGTGCCAGATGGTACATATAGTGAGGTCATGGAATTCCCTATGCCAAATTACAGTGATTATTATGTGATAACAGTAGAAGGCAAATCTCAATTGTTCACCTTTGAATCTAAGGTAGTGACATGGGCTATTTCAATATCTGCTCTTATAATCAGTGTTATAGCATTGTGGCGCTCTCATTGATTAACAGTGGACATTTTATCAGGATCTGTAAATTACAACTATCAATGAAATTATCGAAACTATAAGCGAACTACGTGTCAATACGAATGTTATGAAATCGTGCCATTCTTCAATCTCTTCATTTGAGGGATATGGTCTTTTATTAAAGTTTGGTCTTTTAGGTATTTTCATTTATTTCCACCTCCTTCTCTCTCACCCATTCTTCCACATGAGAATGGGTGAACAATCTAACCTTTCCGTTTATTTGCTTGCTAGGTAGTTTTGCATAATTCGCCCATTTGTAAATTGTAGGGCATGATACACCAAGGTATTCTGCAACCTCTTGAGCTAACATGGTCTCTTTTATATAAAAAACCTCCTCCATTTCCATCTAACTTGCTAATTATTTAGCTTATTGTTGACAACAACTAATACATTTGTTAGTATATAGACATAGTTAAACAAGCCTTCTAAAGCCATAAATCGTTGGGGAACGAGTATTTTATGGGGTTGTTTGTTGTCTTGGTTAGCTAAATAATTAGCTTATGGATATATCTTACTAATAAAAACATTAGTTGTCAATACATTTACTAACATTTTTATTAGTTTTATATCAAGGTTGAGGAGAATCGCTGGTATGACACTATTAGATCTAATAAAAAAACTTTGTAAAAAAAGAGGAATAAGCGTCACGATGTTAGAAAATGAATTGGGACTTCCTGATAACACAATATATCAATGGAAAAACAGAATGCCAAGCGTTGAAAGATTACAAGTAGTTGCCGACTACTTTAATGTCTCAATTGATTATTTACTCGGTAGAACTGACAACCCAATCATTGACTCCGACATCCCGCCGGAAGCAGCAACTTTGGCGGCGCACATTGATTCCGCGGCAACCGAAGAGGATATGAAAAAAATTCTTGAATATATTGATTTCATTCAACAAAAATACAAATAGGAAAAGAGATGGCAGTATGTGGTTAGATAAATACAGAGAGCAATATCCTGAACTAACTATCATAGAAGATACAAAAATGGAAAATACTCACAAGGGGCTGTATTACAATAAACATATTTTTGTAAATCCGAACCAGAGTGATGTTGAAATGCGTTGCACATTGGCAGAGGAAGTTGGTCATCATCATTTAACCGTTGGCAATATTATCAAACAGAAAACAGTTAATGATAGAAAACAAGAAAAACTTGCTAGAAATTGGGGTTATGAGTCACTAGTACCTTTGCGAAAAATAATTGATGCTTATTATGAAGGATTTACAGAATACTATGAAGTAGCAGAGTATTTAGAAGTGACAGAAGATTTTTTAAAACATTCTATTGAATACTATAAGAACAAATACGGAAATACAGTTGAATGCAATGGCTATGTAATTATTTTTAGAAGTAGCATTCAAATTATTGCTTGTTAGGTATTTACACTATTGTGTTTATATAAAATATAATAAAGGGAGAGAAATGAATGAATAAAAGAGGCGCCTTGATTAGCATTTTCGCCATTGCAATTTTTGTATTAGCAAGCTGCGGGAGTACTTCACCGCCAAAATCTGATAAAGCGGGAGAAGTTAATAATCAAAAAGACACAGTTGTTAAGTCTGATAAAGTTATTCTTTCTTCAATGAATCTAAACGACCCCTTAGTAATTGATTTTAAGAAAGCTCAACTTAGACACATCACTAATGCAAGCGAGAACACTCAGATGAATTTCAAAACAGATGAAAAAGATTTTTATTATGTTTATATAAAATATAATGTATCTAATCCATCTCCAACCATGTATGCATGGTCTGACTTTGAAACCGCTATTGTAGATGGAAAACAAGAAAAATTGAATGATCCAGAAATAAATTTTGGTAAGAACAATGGATATGAAATTCAAGGAAACTCAGAAATAGAGGGAAATAGCATTAAGCTATTAGCTAAAAAATCTACTAGTAAAGTAGAGTTGATTCCCACAGAACCTCTTGAGAATAATGAGTTTACAGGGGAAGAGGAAGAATATATTCCAGAAAATATAATTATCAATTTAAAATAACAAAAAAAACGCCCTCCCCGCACAGAGACAAGCGTTTCTAAATACACACATAGAGTATGCAAATTCATTTTACCATAATTTGCTATACCCTTCAAAAGAACATATGTTCCAAAAATAAACAGGTGGTGGTATTAATGAAGATAAAAAAATTAACAAACGGAAAATACGCCGTTCGTTTGCGCATAAAAGTCGACGGTGAATGGAAAGAAAAGCGTTTGACAGATACAAGTGAAACAAACTTAATGTATAAAGCATCTAAACTCTTAAAACAAGTTCAGCATGATAGTAGTTCGTTAAAAGAATGGAACTTCAAAGATTTTTATACACTATTCATGAAAACTTTTAAAGATGGAAAAAGCAGTCAATCTACAATTAATTTATATGATCTTGCTTATAATCAGTTCGTTGATTATTTCGATGAAAAAATTAAACTTAATTCGATTGATGCTGTGCAGTATCAACAATTTATTAATCATTTATCTGTAGACTATGCAATATCCACTGTAGACACCCGGCACCGCAAAATTAGAGCAATTTTTAATAAAGCTGTCCATTTAGGCTACATGAAGAAAAACCCAGCCATAGGCGCTCATATAAGCGGACATGATGTGGCAAAAACAAAAGCACAATTTATGGAAACGGACAAAGTTCATTTATTATTAGAAGAACTTGCAAAATTCCATTCTGTATCACGAGCAGTTATCTTTCTAGCTGTCCAGACAGGCATGAGGTTCGAAGAAATTATTGCACTAACAAAGAAGGATATTAATTTCACTAAACGTTCTATAACGGTCAATAAAGCGTGGGATTACAAGTATACTAACACGTTCATTGATACGAAGACAAAAAAATCACGAGTGATCTATATTGATAACTCAACAGTTCAATATTTACAGTCTTATCTTACATGGCATACTGCTTATATAAAAGAACACGATATAAAGAATCCGTTGATGTTATTATTCATCACTTACCACAATAAGCCCATTGACAACGCGTCATGTAATAAAGCTTTGAAGAAGATATGTAATACAATTAATTCTGAACCAGTGACATTACACAAGCTACGACATACGCATACCGGCTTATGTGTAGAAGCTGGTATGGATATAATATATGTCGCGGATAGGCTTGGTCATGATGATATTAATACAACATTAAAATACTATAGTCATCTAAGTTCTAATTTACGTCAACATAATCAGTCTAAAGTAGATGCTTTTTTCACACTAAAAACAGACGAAAATACCACAAATTTTGCCACAAATGCCACAAAAACGACGGAATAA